AAGCGGCTCAAAAGCAAGCCGCTGAGGAAGCAGTACGTAACGCTGCTGTTGAAGCAGGCATGTCTGGTGCAGAGCGTCTTCTTGACGAAGTTAAGAAGTCTTTTGACGAAGGCCGTGCAGACACCATGAAAGAAATTGAAGAGCTTAAGAAAGCCCTTCACGACCGTTCTGAAGAGGTTGCTGCTCTTCAGAAGTCTAAGCGTCAGTTCCTTGCTCAAGGTTCTAAGAACTGGAAAGAGGCTCATGAGTCCGATATCCGTGACGCTTATGTCCTAGGTGCTATTACCCAAAAAGGTTTTAACACTCAGTTTGGTAACGAAGTTATCGAAAAAGTTAACGACGATTCTGGTGTTGAAATGCCGGCTGCTGCTAGCACGACTGTTTTTGAATCTATCGCCTCTACCGCTATTGAGCGCGACATTCAAAACCAGCTAGTACTTGCTCCTCTCTTCCGTGAGATTGCAATGTCTTCTGCTTCCATGATCATGCCGATCATGCCAGACGCAGGCTATGCAGAGTTCACCACCAACGCAGGTGCAACTCAAACTGCTGGCAAAGGTAATATCGAAGCCCGTGGCGACGCTATTACTGCTAACAGTGGTATTGACCTAACTCAGAAAGTACTTACCACACACAAGCTACTTTCTGTTACCTTCCTAGCCAACGACACTGAAGAGGATGCAATTCTTCCCCTTCTACCGCTTCTAAACGAATCTCTAGTTCGTTCTCATGCCCGTGCTGTTGAGCACGCCATGATTGTTGGCGGAAGTGACGATGCAACCAACACTGGTGGATTCAATGGCCTAATTAAGCGCGCTGTTGATATCGAGGCTCAGGCCGTTACTGGTGTTAGCGGAACCGAGCGGAGCACGACTGCTTTTGCAACCGACGCTCTTACCACGGACAACCTACTCCAGCTTCGTAAGAACCTCGGCAAGTATGGTGTACGTCCTCAGGAAGTTGTATACCTCGTTAGCCAGCGTGCTTACTTCGAGCTTCTCGAAGACGCAGAGTTTGCTGATGCTAACCTAGTTACGCCAACCATTGCTACCAAGCTAGTTGGTGAAATTGGTTCCGTATACGGCTCTCGCGTTATGCTCGTAGACGAGTTTGCAGTTCCTGCTGTTGACAAGTTCTACGCTGCTGCAATTCACCCACGGAGCTTTGTTGTTCCGCGTCTACGTGGTGCTACGCTGGAATCCCAGTATGTACCTCGTCTGCAGCATCGCGAGCTTATCGCAACTCAGCGTCTTGGCTTTGACCAGATTATTCCTGTTAGCGCCGCTAACCCGAATACTCCGATCTCTGCACGTCAGTACGCTGCTGCTTAATTTACTTGGTGGGTGCCCTTCGGGGCACCCCCTACCCCTTAAAGGATAGACATGGCTGATTTAGTTACAATTAACGCATATAAAGCATTTCGTGGTATCACCGGAACCACCGATGACACTAGACTTAATGTTATTGTTCCGTCTGTGTCTAACCTAGTCAAAAACTATTGTAGCCGTAGTTTTATTGACTATTATGCTTCTGACAAGGTGCAAACCTTTAGCATTAAATGGCCACAAAATGTAGTGTTTCTTAGCGAGATTCCTCTTGTCTCTATTACTAGTGTCAAAGAGTTTGAGTCCGAAACAGAAGGAGCAGACTACATTACACTTACATCAGATCAATATCGGTATGATTCAAATTTAGATGCAGTTTATCGTATCGACTCAGGTTATCGTAAAGATTTCCCACAAGGCATTAATAGTGTAGAAGTAACATATAAAGGCGGCTACAGCTCTCTCCCAGAAGATTTGAAGCTGGCCGTCATTGACCTTATTACTTACTACCTAAAAGAAGAACATAAACCAGAAAAGAATCATTCTAGCTTTACTATTCGCAATGTAAATGCAGAGCCTGATTTTCCAGACCACATCAAGCGTGTGCTAGACCTTTATAGAGATGGCTAAAAAAGATCCCTTTAAATTAGCGTTTGGTTCAAAAATGCTTGGACCTCAGCTCGATAAGTTTAACCAAGGGCTTATTGACGCACCTGATTTAAGTGATTTGCTTAGAGGAGGTGTACTACCTCTACAAAGCGCAAGACTAGCAATGTTCAAAGGATCAGAACCTGTTGATGAAATCACATATGTGAACCTTATTATGGAAGCATACGAAAACGGCAAAATACCTGTTGAAGAAGGTATTTATATGCAAGAAATAAACAAATTAAAAATGCAAGATAAGGTTAAATATGAGAAGTGGCTTAAGTCTGGCTATAAACCAACTTCTTTTAAAGGCGGTGCAAACTCTTTACTTAACAAAGAAATTCAGGCTAGAGGTGGATTAGAGCTATCTGGATATGATAGAAAATATTCATTTCATGAAAGCAGAGGTACTTTAATATTTGAAGCAACTCCTGTTACTATTACTCCCTCAAATCAACGTCAAATATTTGAAAACTCTGTTCGAGGAAAAGCAAGAAATGGGCCTCTAAATATTGTTGGTGGTAAAGGTACTACTTTTGCAGTACATATTGTAGATGGTCAGGGTCGAGCAACTATACTAGAAAGTAATGTTAGAGAGCAAGATAATGAGCTTGTCTTTACGCAAGGTAAAAGCCAAGACTATGCTTCTTTTCCAATTACTCCTTATCCCCAGCCTACAGGCAAAGAGGTCCTTGGTATTGCTGCAGAAGGAGATGTTGGACACGTAAAAGCCGAAAGTACACAGGAAATAAAAGCTTCTGCAGATAGACTACAAAAAGCTATAGACATAGAAAAGAAAAGCGACGCTCCTAGAGAAAGAGTTTTATCTTATTTACAAAAGCTTCATCAAGACGTTATGGAAGTCTATAAGGCTGCAACAATAAATGACAAGATTTTTTTCAAGACTCCAATTCCTACAGATTCTGCTGAGTTAAAAACAGCTTTTGCTATAGTACAAGAACAAGCAAGAATCTTAGGCCATAATCAAGTTTTAGTTATTGAAGAAAGTTCTGGGGGAAAGTTTACAACTAAAGTAATAGAAGTTCCTTTTGGCTATAGTGCTGATTTTGCAGTTTCTGAGTTTAGAAGGCCAAACCAAAACTGGAAGGGACCTAGAAGTGCTGCACTTAAGTCTTCTGTACTTAAACTATTAAAAGGCATAGCCGAGGCAAGAGTTGCAGGAAATTTGACGGATACTCGGTCTTCTAGTATCTTAACAAGGGGATTACTACTTTCTTTAGACAGAACTTTTAATACGAAAGACTTTTCTAGTAAAATTAAAAAGAGTAGCGGTAAGAAGAAAAAAGTAGTCGCCGTAAAAAATAAAAGTAGAAGAAGAAAGAATACTACACGGCTAAATCAGACCGAAAAGAAATTGTCGTCTAGGGTAGCGTCTGAGCGAAAAAAGATAAGACAAGGCGTAAAATCTACTCCTATTGTTTATACAAAAATGAGTGATCGTAGAAGTCGTCAAGGAGCAAAAGTAAATCTAGTAGATGCAATCAATATGGACTTATATGATGCTGTAGTAGATCAAATGGTACAGCCTTCTTTGGTCAATAGAACAGGAAGATTTGCACGCAGTGTCAAAGTTACTCTTGCAGAACAAAACGCTATCTTTTATGTTTACCAAAGGGCACCATACTCTGTTTTTTCTGTTCAAGAAGGTAGAAGTCCTTGGGCAACTAGATATAGAGATCCTCATAGAATAATTTCAAGTGCTATTCAAGATGTAGTACTTAGTAAGTACGCGGGTTACTTTAAACAACCCCTAAGAATTGTAGGTGCATAATGACACAAAGAACTTATTCTACTCGCAGATATGCCATCGTTAATGCTTTGGTTAATAAACTAAAAGAAATAGATGGCTCTGGAAGCTATGTGTCAAACATAAATCGCCAGGTTTTTTCTAAGCTACGTTTCTTTGAAGAAGTTAGAGACTTTCCAACAATATGTGTTGTTGCAAGCAACGAGATAAGAGACTATCAAACCGGTGGATATAGAGATAGATATCTAGACGTAAGAATTATGATTTATGTAAATCAAGACGATCCTCTGGAAGCCTGTGAGGCAATACTAGAAGACGTAGAAACTGTAATCGAAACTAACGGTAGGCTTGCGTATGAAGACAGAACAGGAACATCGCAAACTACCCATGATATAACGGTCCTTTCAATCAGTACGGATGAAGGAACGTTAGACCCCATCTCTATCGGAGAGATGACCGTAAGGGTCCATTACTAGGAAACTAGTTATAAGGAGACACAATGTCTATTCTTTTAAAACGCGATACAAAAGTGTACCTTGAGAAAACGACGAGTGGAATCCCGACAACCATCTGGGAAATCCCAGTTCTCGACGGATTTACATTCACTCAGGGTAACACAACAACCGAAGTAACAATGAACGAGATGGAGTCCAGTGCAGGAGTAAGCAGACGCGGACGGCGTATGTTTAACGATGCTCTTGATCCGGCAGAATGGTCTTTTAGCACTTATATTCGTCCATTTGTTTCCGGAGGTGCAGGTGCATATACAAGTACACATATGCACGCTGTAGAAGAAGCCCTGTGGGCCAACTTTGTTGGTACTGGCGCACTTGGCGGAACAACCGCTGCTTGGGATGGAACTCACGCAAATCTTACTGCTGATGCCACAGACCTAAATATTAGCTTCGCTGGTTCTGATAAAACTGAACTTGGCACGTTTAACCTATATTTTGTTATGGGGGCTAATCTAGCTGCTTCTGCTAACTACACAGCAAGTACAACACTAGAAATTTATAAGCTAACAGATTGTACTGTAAACGAAGCAACAATTAACTTTGACGTTGAAGGTATTGCTCAGATTGATTGGTCTGGCAACGGTGAAACCCTAACAACTGTAGCTTCTTATGATGCAACAGGTGCAGAAACTGAAGGTGTTACGGCAACTAACAACTATATCCGTAATAAGCTAACTCAGATGACCTGTACTCGTGGGACATTTACAGGTAGCTCTGGTTTTGAATCCAGCTATTCTTTCACGCTTACTGGCGGATCAATTACTTTCAGCAATAACATTCAGTACCTAACACCTGAAACCCTTGGCCAAGTTAATACACCTATTGGCCATATTACGGGTAACAAGGCAATTAGCGGTAACTTTACTTGCTATATTTCGCCCGATACTGCCGGTCAGTCTGGTGACTTCCTAAGTGACATGCTTGCTAATACAGACGTGATCACAAACGAATTTGATCTAGCATTTGACATTGGTGGCACAAGCGCACCAACCTTGCAGATCAACCTTGATCACTGCCATCTAGAAATTCCTTCTGTTGCAACAGATGACATTATTGGTCTGGACGTAAACTTCCATGCTCTACCAGATACCATTACGGACAAGGATGAAGCAGACCTAGTTTATAAAGGTGTAGCAATAGCATAATCTAGAAAAATTTAACTTGACAACCAAATCATGTTAAGATAAACTTATAGCATCTGGGTAATCTCAGATGCTATTTTTTTGTACAAGGAGATAATAATGAGTAAACTATCGTCAATGTTGACAAACAAGCTCGAAGCCTGGATTGAAATGGAAGGCTTTGATGGATTTGAGGTAAAAGTTGCGTACCTCTCTCGTGATGAACTAAATAAAATTCGTAACACTGTAACACGGGTAAGCTGGTCCCCTAAAACTAGGCAAAAAGAAGAAACGGTTGATAGCGACCTGTTTATTAGCGAGTTTGTAAAAGCCTGCGTAGTAGACTGGAAAGGCTTTACACTAGGCCACGCATCCCGTCTTCTTCCTCTTGAGATTCCTGAAGGTGCTGACCTTAACACAGAAGTAGAGTTTACCCCAGAAGAAGCGGTAGCTCTTGCTTCAAACTCTAATGTATTTGACGCTTGGTTAAATGATGTGATTTTTGACCTTGCCAACTTTCAAAGAAAGTGAGACACAGGATCTTTTTAAAACACTAGATAAATTTTTAAAGGATCAGGATGGTCCTATCAATAAAGAAAAATATCTAAAAATTCAAGAACAGCTGGGTAAAGAGCCTGACCCAAAACATATGCCTTTAGGGTTTGATGATTTAACAGAAGATGCTCAATTAGCTTTTAATATTTATAATAAACTAGGAAACCGTGTTTACGGGGATGTTGGTTTCACAGGGAAAGATTATACTAATCTCCCAATTCTCATCCAAATATATCATATCCGCGATGTAGACTTATTACTCGATCTATTAAACACAATGGATGCGTATAATATAAACAAGAGTCAGAAGCAGATTAAAAAGATGTATGATGACATGAAGAAAAAGAAATGAAGATTCGTTTAACAGCAATACTTGGGCTTAAGTCTCAGGGTGCAGATAAAGCTGAAAAAGAAACACGGAAACTGAAGGATAATATTCGTCAGGCAGAGCAATCTGCTGCACGAATGAATAAAAACCTTTCTAGCACCCGCACAGGTCAAAGTGCTATGGAAGCTGCGGGTTTTAATAGAGGTCAGTATAGAACAGATCGTAGTGTCGTTGGGGGTAGAGGGGCAACTGGTAAAAACTTTAGTGGCATGGCCGCAGGACTAGGAGGCGGCAGCGGTAGCCTTGTAGGTGCTTATGCACAGCTTGCTGCCAACGTGTTTGCTATTAGCTCTGCTTTTCAAGCGCTTTCTCAAGCTGCTAGATTTGAGCAACTAACTGCAGGACTAGAGCTTATGGGTGCTCGTGGTGGTGTTGCCCTAAAGGCTACCGCAGAAGGGCTAAGAGAAGTTACTGATAACGCTATCTCAACAGCTGATTCTTTTAGAGTTGTAGCACAAGCTTCCTCAGCAGGTCTAGGGTCTCAAGAAATCGAAAGACTTGGAGCAGTTGCTAGAGGAGCTTCTCTTGCTTTGGGTAGAGACATGTCTGAGTCTATGGACCGCCTTGTTAGGGGTGCAGTTAAACTAGAACCAGAACTACTCGATGAACTTGGTATTATGGTACGCCTCGATGAAGCAGTTAGAGAATATGCTCAGCAAAACAATAAAGTTGCATCGTCTTTGACAAACACAGAGAGAAGGCAAGCCTTTCTAAATGCTGTACTAGAAGAGGGTGAAAGAAAATTTGGAGATATTCAAGAAAATATTGCAGCTAATCCCTATGACAAGCTATCCGCTTCTGTAAGAGACCTTGCAACAGGTCTTGGTAATCTTCTAAATAAAGCATTAATTCCTGCAGTAAAAATCTTTGCAGATAATCCTTTTGCACTTATGGTACCAGGAATATTTTTACTTACTAAAGCCTTACAAGGGTTGGGAGTTGGTGCAGGTCTTGCTGCTACTAGCTTTAACGGCGTATCTGATGGACTTAGAAAGCAAATAAGAGCTATTCAAAATACAGATAAAGAAGCAAAAGCTTTAAGAATTGGATTCAGAGAAGATGTTCTTGATTATACAAGGGGCAATCTTAAAAAATCGCAAAGTCTAAAACAATTTATGGCTTTACAAAGACAAAGTCGTCGAGAACTTTTAGCAAGTTCAGATGCTACTGGCTTATTAACAAGGTCTACAATTAGACTCCAATCTGCGTATCTTAGTGCTAGTGTAGCTGTAAAAACTTTTGCAAAAAGTCTTGTAGGACTTACTAAAGCTGTAGGACGATTATTAATACCTATGCTTGCAATGACTGCTTTATTTGCTGCCATAGAGTTTATAGGCAAGGCCGTTGGCAAGCTTATAGATAAGATGCGAGGGTTAACACCAGAAATTAAAAATGCGAGACAAGGTTTTGAACAGCTTACAGAATCTGCTAAGAAAACGTTTGAAGAAACCCAAAAAATGGGAGCAGCAGAAGCTTTTGATGCTCGTGTAAATGCTCTGAAAGGTATGGTAGAACAAAATCAAAAGCTGATACAAGCATATAAGGGGCAGTCCGAGGTAGAAAAAACAATAACAGGCTTTAGAGAAATGCAAGTAAAGCTAGATGTAACAAGAAATAGAGGCCGGCAAAAAATAACACAACAAGAAGAGATGGGGCTAGATGCTGCTTTAAAGCTAAGAGGTGTGTCTGAAGATGTAAGAGACGGTATTGCTGCCCAGCTAGCCTTGGTATCACAAATTAATCCAGAACTTGCGGCAAGAGCTGCCCAAACAATAGTTGTTCAAGAAGGCGAAGCAGCAATATTAGAAGCTCTAAATCAACAGCTTGGACCCGTAACAGAGATTGCAGGACGCTTTGCCGAGATCGCACTTCAAACAGTAGAACTCAGAAAAAATCTAAAAGAGATTGTTCCTAAACCTTTTGAAGATGCTACTACTAAAGCACTAGATAATTTTACAGCTATCTCTATCGAAGCAAGAAACTTTAATGGTGAAGGACTTAGAGCTACAGGTCAGCGAGTACAAGAAATAGGTTTGGATACTCTTAAGCAGGTTCAAGCAGTAACAAGTATATATGCAAAGCAAGGACAAATACTAGAAGGAACTATTGAACAGTTAAAAAGAGTTGAAGCCTTAGAAGTAGCTATTAAAAAGGCTAAGTCCGAAGGTAACTTGATTGATCTTATAAGTCTTGAAATTCAAAAGTTTAGAGCAAATATTCTTTTAGGTAGAATCTTTCAAAAAGAGTCTGAATCAGCAGAAGTAGCCACAAGAAATGCAAGGTTAGCTGTTCAGAGAGCAGAAGCAGAAAAAGCGCTAGCTACACAAAAGCTAAAAAATTTACAGCTTTCAAGAAAAATACTTTCTTTAGAACAAAAAACACAAGCAGTACGAGATAAATCCGCTTTGACAGCCATTGGAGGCAGCGGTAAAGAAGGCAGCATTGTTTTAGGTATAATAGCCCAAACAAACGCACTACAAGATAATTTAGCAACCGTAGATGCCAGAAAAGACGCTATTACGGCAGAGATCAATGCCGAAAGAAAAAGACTCCAGTCCCAGGCTGCAGTTTTAAGAGGTATCGAGGAAAGATCAGAAACGGAGCAGGCTCAGCTAACTGCAATTACACGAACTATTAACTTACTAGATGAGCAGGAAGAAAATAGAAAAGCAGTTATTGATGGAGAAGTTGATCTGGCTCGCGAACAGTTAGAAAGTCAAAAGCAACTTTTACAAAATCTTGCTACAGGCAATGCTGCGCGCAGAGAAGAAGCAAAGCAACTACAGCAAGTTCTTACTTTGGAAAAACAAATTGCGAGTCAGCGGAGAGCATTAGCTTCAACACAACTTGCTGGGCGTCGTCAAGCAGCAGAGATTGCCGCAGGGCCTAGAGGACTAACTCAAGCACAACAAAATGCCTTTAGGGTCGAAGAAAACCAACTTCGCGTAAGTGCTTTAAATGATGAATTACGTCTCTTAGAGAGAGAACATGATCTTAAGATACAAAATCTAACTTTAGAAAAGGATATTAGAAACATGGAGTTAGAATTCCTAAAGAAGAGAATTCAGGCATCCACTAATATTAGTGAAGCAGATAAAGCTTCTATGGTTGGAAATATTCAAACGATACAAGATAGATCACAAGCAGCATTTGAAAGTAATGTAAAGCTTATGGGCGTCAGTGTAAATCTTCAAAAACAAAATATTGAAGCTCAACGTGATAATATCAATGATCTTATAGACTCTATACCTAAAACTTTGGGGGAAAGATTTCAAGAAGCAAGAGAAGCAGCTATGCCACAAGCACAAATTGCAGGGCTATCGGGAGCTGCTCTTAGCTTCGCTCAAGACGAACTAAGAGGCGCTACATCAGATGATGAAAGAGATAAAATTTTAGATATGGCATATGCCTTAGAAGAATCTATTATTGCTGCTGAAGGCTTTAACAATGTTATGAATACTGTGCAATCTTCTATGGAAGAAGCCTTTATGTCACTAATTGATGGGTCTAAGAGTGCAAAACAAGCATTTGCTGATATGGCTAAAGCAATACTAGCAGAAATTGCAAAAATTATTGTTAAGCTACTTGTTGTACGAGCATTACAAGCTATTGGACTGCCTATACCCGCTTTTGCCAATGGTGGAATTATTCCAATGGCAAACGGGGGCATCATGCCTTATGCTAGTGGTGGAGTAACAGGTAGAGATAGCGGAGGCATAGTAAAACAGCCAACCTATCTAGTAGGAGAAGGTCGTTATAATGAGGCCGTGGTCCCGCTACCAAACGGTAGAGCAATTCCAGTGCAAATGTCTGGTGGAGGCTCTCAGCAAAATAACGTAGCGGTTACTGTAAACATGACCGACAGCGGTACAAGTACCCAAACAGAAGGACGTGATCCAGCTAAACTTGGACAGGTCATTGCAGCCGCAGTACAAAAAGAGCTTATGGCACAAAAGTCACCTGGTGGTCTGCTAAGTAAATATGGATAATAATGTCTGCTAGTTTCACTATTGATGGTACAGTTTATCCGGCACAGTCTGGTACAGTAGTTCTTTTTGATAAAGGACTTTCTGTCCAAAATGCGCCGGCTAAACGTGTAACTAAGTTTGGAGATGGCTATTCTATGCACTTGCCTATTGGACCAAGTGTACGGTCTTATAGTGTATCTTTTAGCAATAGACCTACTAGTGAAATTGAAATTATAGAAACATATTTTACGCTTCTAAAAGGTGAAGGATTTGATATCTCTGTAAGAGGAGAAACAGTTCATGTGGTTGCATTAGGATTTAATAAGAACTATCAGAATGGTCAAGTGTATGGCTTAACGGCTAACTTAAAGGAGTACTTTAATTGAGCATTAGTTTTGATATTCCAGCAGGCACTTATAATGGTAGGGCTGTATCTGCAACTACTGTAAAAGTAGATAGAGGTTTTTCTGAGGAGAATGCTATAAAAGTTTTTGAGCATAAAGCCGCAGATTATCCTTTACAGTTTATAAAAGTAGATGGTATAAATGAGCGCAGCACTAAAATGGCCTTTACTATAAAGAATCAAACAAATAGTGCATACTTAGATGTGCTAAAATACTTTGAAAGTCTAAAAGGTTGTAAAGCTATAACACTTACTTATCCTGATGCAAGTACAAAAAAGATAATTGTTACCGGATGGAACTCTACTCTAAACGAGTCAGATTACTCTAGTTTACAAGTTAATGCGGAGTTGGTATACCTATGATATTAGATATAAATAAACAACGAGTTGAAGATGACTATATCGAGTTATTTATACTAGAGACAGACTCTGGTAATAGCTACTTTACTAATTATCATACATCTCTTTGGTTTGCAGATAGAGACTCTCCTTATACTCGTAGAGAATATGATCCACTACCAATAGAATTTAGCGGGTTTGAGCATCGCTCCGAGGGAGCCTATGCTCGTCCACAAGTGTCTTTTGCAAATGTACTTAGAACCCTTCCACAAATTACAAATCCAGATAATCTAATTGGTAAAAAGATTACTCGTAGAAAGTCTCTGGATAAATACCTACCAACACAATCTGCTGGTACAGGTCCTGCTCCTACTGAGCTGCCTCAACAGGTTTTTTATATTGATCGTATTACGGAAGAAAACCCACTAACAATTACCTTTGAACTTACTACTGCCTTTGACCTTGAGGGCATAACTGTTCCAAATAGATTTATTTTAGCCAATGTTTGTACGTGGCTTTACCAGGGCAATGCAGAAGACTTACCCGGTGCTACTACTCCTTTAGGTGCTTGCTCTTGGAGACAAGATAATACCTTTAATGGTGATAGTAGTTTTATTATAGCATATGATAGTGCAAACCGCGTACTTTTAAATAATAGCTACGCTGCTTCTGCTACAACCATGCCTACTAGCGGAAGTCTTAGTGCAAATCATTTGTACTCAAAAGCTATTACACTAAACTATGCTGACGGAAGCGGCACTAATGCCACTAACGAGTATTTTCAGGCTCTTGGCGCATTTGATGCTAGTCCTTTTGATTCTGCAAATTTTAGAAGAGTAAGAATGTACACTACTTGGAGTGGCGCTACTAGCTATAAAATCTACAAAGAAGGTAGGGTTTACAATCCTTGTGTTTTATATAGTAATAAAATTTGGGTTGCAGTTGCAGATAACACAAATGTTACTCCTGGCTCAGATGATAATGTTTGGGAGCGTATTGACATTTGTGGTAAAAAGCTAAGTAGCTGTGCTGCACGATATAGAGTTGTAAAATATACGGGACAAACAAGTGTTGTTATCCCATCCGCAACAGAAGAAAATAATGAAGAGGTATTACCCTATGGAGGATTCCCAGCCGCTAAAAGATATAATAGATAAAAGTCAAGAGTGGCTAAAATCTATAACATACGACAAAGAGCCCTGTGCTGTAGCACACTTGAAGAAAGGGCGGGTATATATTGTACCGCTAGAAAATACATCAACTGATCCAGAAAACTATTTTTTACTGGACAAAGATTATGTTAAACTAACCCTTACCGGAGAAATATTATATGTTATTCACGCTCATCCTGACAACTGTTGCCCTAGCGAGTACGATATTGCAGCTTGTAACAGCATCAATATACCCTATATCGTCTTCAACTATCAAACCCTAGAATACACGGTAATTGCTCCTATAGACTATAATAATTTATCTGGCATACCATATGAGTTTGGGGTAAATGATTGTTTTGAGACAGCACGAAATTGGTACTTAGTACATGGTGTGCCTATTCCACCAAGAAAAGAATGGATAGATGATTGGTGGCTAGAAGGTCATGATTATATAAAATATGTAGAACAAGAATGGCCTTTTAAAGAAACTAAGTCTCTAGAATATGGTAACTTAATTACATTTGCTGTAGATCATGAAAAAGAAAATCATCTTGGAGTGTACTTAGGAAAAGATTGCTTTTTCCACCATGCCGTAGATCGGCTATCTTGCAAAGAAAACCTTTATCCATTTTGGGGTAAATTTATAAAGAAAGTTTATAAGTATGAAGGAAGTAGTATTAAACGGCTTTTTGGGTGAAAAGTACGGCAGAGACTGGAAGATAAAAGCCAAAAATATTGGTGATGTTTTTGCATGTATTGAAGCCAATAAACCATCTTTTAGACGGGATATGATTGAATTTGCTGAATCTGGTGGTGATATATCTATACAGTGTGGCGATACTTTTATAGAAGATGAAGAGGAGCTACTTTATTCTATTGGGCCTGATGACATTATTATTACTCCTCTACCTGCTGGTGCTAAGGGTGGTGCATCTAAGCTACTTATGGCAGCATTAATTGTTGGTAGCTTTTTTCTTCCCGGCTCTGCTGCTCTTCTAACAACCGCTACTGGTATAGGAGGTGGTGCTGCTGTAGGGAGTGCTGCTTCTGTTATGGCTGTAGGAGGTATTGGCGCTCTAAATATAGGCGGACTTTTGTTAGCAGGTGTAGCTACAGGTCTAGCTATGCAGGGATTAGGAGCAATGCTAGCACCCGATCCTTCTGTAGATGGTGTAGAAGCAAACGATGAATATCTTTTTGATACGCCACAAAATACTATTGCACAAAACAATATTGTTCCAGTACTGTTTGGAGAGATGATTGTTGGTGGTGTTATAATTTCAACAGCTACAGTTGCTGGGTACAATCGACCCATAACAGGAGGCTATGCTTATGGTACTACTGTAGGTGGTGGAATAGGTACAATGTATGGAGTGACGGAGGAAGTTCGATGAAAATTAATGGTAGTAATAATAACACAGGTATTGTATACGATCTTATTAGTGAGGGTCCTATTACTCTTGTTAATGGCTTAAATTCAATTTATTTAAATCGTACACCGCTTGCTAATACAACCAGTGATGTTGCTCTTCTTAAAGAAAAACTAACAGGAACTGTTACAGCTTCTAGAACCGGCATCACTTTTCTAGACAACCAAGACAGCACAGTACTACAAAGAGGTAACTCAGATAATAATAAAGTACTAGTTCATCGTGGGGGAGCGCAAGCAACAGTTTCTACAATTACTGCTGTTGCTGGAGAAAACCAATCTACTATTGTAACATCTACCTCATTTTTTACAGATGCAATGCTTACACCCAATGGAGAAGGCTCTCTTACAGAAAAAATACGAATTCCTGGGTATGGCTTAGATGGGGCAGATTATGTAGGAACACTTTTTAGTAGAGCAAGTGGCACATCTGCTGTAGTTACTCCTAAGGTTCCTAAAACTGATGGTACACCTACTATTTATTTTGACTATTATACTACAGCTTCGACCACAAAATCTAGAGCTGGAACAATAGATGTATACCAAGTTGGTTTTGGTGACGCTATTCCTAACTCTGCTTTGGCAAGTTCTACAGCAGAAATAAGCATTTTAGGTTCTTTAGAGTCTAACTTAACAGCAGGAAAAGATGCCCTTAACTTTGAGGGGGTAAAAGCTGCTTTTGTACCAGGTACTAGGGATCAGGCGCCTCAGTCTTCTGTACCTGCTATTTCTGCTGCAACAGCAACTACTAAAGTAGACACAACTCTTAAACAGCATACAGACTTTTTTGGTGCCCCAACAAAGCTACAAAACTTTTGGGGTAAGTATAAACTAGAGTATCCAGATGGTGCTACGGGAGGAGGCGTAGTTACAGTAAACGCTGCTGATCTTGCTTCAGGAGATTATGGTGCTATTGACGAGCTGATCTTAACACTATCTTTTCCTAGTGGTTTATATACTAGTGGTGTTGAAGGTGCATATAAAGAACAGTATGGAGCAGTTTTTCAAGTTTTCTTTGATTATAGTTTGGGAGGTAATACTAAAACTGTGCAAGTGTTTGGACCAACTGCTTCAGAAATCAGTCAGGCATCTATACTAGTTGCAGCAAATACAGGTACATTTAGAAAAGGTGGACCCACAGTAAGCGGTGAACTAGTTTCAAATAGTGAAACAAATATTGATTTTGATCTACGTTTTTCTATTGAACAGTATAAACCTTTTAGTAACTTTGCTATACGAATTAAAAAAGTAACTCCAGATCGTTTGCTTTATCGTGGAGGAGTTTCAAATTATATTGCTGATAGCACTGTAAAGCAGGTAACAACAATTATTAATGATAAGCTTTCTTATCCTCATTCTGCCTATGCCGCTCTTTCTTTTGATAGTAACCAGCTAAATGGAGAATTTCCAGAAAGAGCTTACCATTGTAGAGGTGTAGAAGTTTCTGTTCCTACTAACTATGTTACACGAGAAGAAGCTAGCGACGGTGTAGCAAACTACAATCGAAATGTTAGTACTGGAGTTATCGAATCCTCTTATCAAGTTTGGGATGGTAACTTACGCAGAGCCTATACTAATAATCCTGTTTGGAATCTAAGAGAAATACTTATCAATAAAAGGTGGGGCTTAGGACACTGGCTTGACCCAGATAATATAAATGATTACTCGTTATATTCTCTAGCAAGATATTGCGATCAGCTTGTACCAGATGGTAAAGGAGGACTAGAGCCAAGATTTACTTGCGGGGTATACCTTACACAACCAACAGAAGCCTATAAAGTAATTAAAGATTTTTGTAGTATTATGTTTGCGCTACCATACTGGGTAGATGGCCAGTTTATCTTAGAAGGCGATAGGAGAGGAGAACCTGTCTATACGTTTACAAAAGGAAATGTTATAGATGGCTTGTTCTCTTACGAAGGCACAGGAAACAAGACACGCCCCAATCAAATTGTGGTAAGGTTTAATGATAGAGATAATTTTTATGATCAAGACATAGAATTAGTAGACGATATTGAAGATATGATTACTAAAAATCGCATCTTTAGTCAAGAAGTTGTAGCCTTTGGAGCAACATCTAGATCGCAGGCAATTAGATATGGTAAGTGGAAACTACTAACGTCTAAGATGCAAAAAGAGATAGTTTCTTTTAGAACAGGAGAAAATGCCGGATTCCTAAAGCCAGGGAGTATTATTGCTGTACAAGATGCGGATAGAACGGCTGTTCGTAACTCTGGTAGAATAGTAAGCTCAACAACAACAAGCGTTACACTTGATAGTAGTGTTACTCTTGCTTCGGGAGAAACACATTATATCTATGTTCAAGTTGATGGAGCAGCTACTTATCTTGCTCAAGACTCTGCAACAATAAGTAGTGTAGCTTACGAAAGAGGAGATATTATTGCTGGAGTTACTACAGAGACAGCAGCCGAGACTTTAGTAGATGATAGTGGAGAGCCTGTAATCGTACAATTTGTTCCTGACACTCACCTAGAAAAAAGAGAAATTAATGAAACTCTTCCTTTTACAGGTAGCACAGTTGACGTCAGTACAGCATTTACTGCGGCTCCCGAAACAGAGTTTATTTGGGCTATAATTTCTACTAGAGATGATCTATTGGTAGATGGCAGCGCTAAAAGCTATAAAGTATTAGGCATTGCAGAAGAATCTCCAGGAGTTTATGCAATTACTGCAGCAGAACACTATAATGCAAAGTTTGATATACTAGATGAAGACTATCTTTCAGACGTTCCTAGCCAAGTACCTCGCTATGCAGACGTACCTCCTGTAACAAACTTTACTTCTTTGTTAAAAAAGACGTTTGTATCGGACTCGGCTGCCTCTCAAACAGTACAAATTGTACTACGATGGAGTAGTCCTAAAAATGTAGATCAAACAAATTTTGAAGATTTTGCAGGGTACCGTATAAAGCATACTGACCCAGAAGGAGAAGTAGAAACCACAGATATCTCTTCTAGCGCTACATCGTACTCAGTTAGAACTTCTTTTGCAGGAACTCATACTTTTGTTATTCAAGCTGTCTCTGGCTATGGTCCTGTTTCTAAGCCCGTTCAAACAAACATATATGTTGGAGATATAGCAACAGGCACAGTACAGTATAAAAATAGTGTGCCTAGCGGTGGTGTAATTTCCGTTCCAGTAAGACTAGAAACAGATACCCTTATTATCCCTAGTGTCTATGAGTTTACTTCTGCTTCTGGTAAAAAAGTTTTTGTTGGTCCAGATACCCCTACCGACCCTACTGAAGGTGCGATTTGGTACAACACTACAACAGGCAACCAAAATATCGGCTCTGCTGGAACTGATCCACCTTCTTGGGGAGAAGAAGATCAGGAAGGTGATACTATTAGCGTAGAGGATACTACAGTAGCAACTTCTGTCACAGTAGATAATGTAGGTACTACAGCTACTGCATCTATTACATTTAATACAGATGGTACGGTAGACCTTGCTAGAAGTCATGGTGTAACTTCCGAGCTAGATGTCTATGACTGGGTTATTCCTAACAACCCTACAAAAACTTATCATATTAGAGCAACACAAGTCTCGGCTCCTACAGGAACAGGTACAGCAACTGGAACTATTGGTAGCTGGTTGCAGCTAAATAGCAATAGAAGCTTTGGTCTTTCAGATACACAAAGTGCCGGTAGTTCTGGTTCTTCTACATCTCAATATACTATTGAAATTAGTGATGATGGGGGCACAACAACCATTGACTCAGGGACAGTAACCTTTTCTACCACAATTACAAACGTATCAGAAACTATTACCTTAACTGGTGGTAACATATTTGACTGGACTTCAGATACTACTAGTACCCTCACGACACAGTTAGTTATTACTAATGCAGGACTAGTTTATGCTAATCAAATGAGCGGTGGTACAACTAACTTTACAAACTGGATTGATCCCGTATCTGCTGCTGGATCAAATTATGAGGTAAGATTCACTTCTACAGGAACAGGTCCAAATACTGGCGCTTCTACAGGAACATGGCTTAGCCTAGGTACAACAAGGGCCTGGGGTTATCAGTCTTCTGGTATAGTTTCAGTTACAGGTACATGGCAGTTAGAAGTCAGAGAAGTTGCTACCCCAGCTAATACTAGTGGAGTAGAAGATTTCCCTGTTAATATTACAAGAGAAAATCTTGAGTTCTAAGGAGTAATAATGGCATTTACATACACAGGAAATAGGGCACTAACAAATGTCCCAAATAATATCAATACAAATGATGGTTTTGCTTTTCTGCTCTTTGATATCAACCAAGGATTTAAATTGGTAGTGCCAGAGATTAATGATTATGTTACATACTTTAGAGATGTGGACGACACGGGAGACGCAGACGGAGTAGAAAATACTGCTTCTGCTACAGTGGTACTACAACAAAATAAGGCAAGAAAAATTAGTGGAACAATACCTGAAAATGCTAACATTGTAAAGATAGGGTCAGACTTTTATAATATTCAAAACTATATTTCAAAAGATACTATTGCATTAGATAGAGTTGTAAGTAGAATTATTGTGACAGGAGTTACAGAAGCAAGTCCTGCTGTATTGACTACAGAAGAAGACCACGGTTTATCTGTTGATGACCCAGTAAGAATTACTTCTATATTTGATACGGGTACAACCCCATACCCTCTTGGAGATGGAGGAGCAGACAGTGGAATTTTTCCTGATGTAACTTACTATGTAGGAACAGTTCCAACAACTACAACCTTTACGTTGTCTTCTACAACTTCTAATGCTAATCCTATAGAAGTAACTTCTGCTGGAAACAGCTCTTTGCAGGTTCTCCCAGTACTTTCTTTGTTTAAGCTAAAGTTTGATGCTGATAGTATTGAAGATACTATTATTGGTAAGGTAAATAAAAATAGTACTGTTTATGAATTTGAACCGTTTTTTGTTAGTAAAAATATTGACAACCGTATTGGTGAATCCGCGAATACAGCATCTACGCTAGACAAAGATGATGCAAATGATGCTGTTATTGCTACTGGCAATATTACTGTTCCTTCTGGAGAGTTCTCTCCTAGAGATGTTGTGATTATTATGGGAGGTGGTACGGCTAGAACAATTACTCGTGGTAGTAGCTTAGCTATGTATTTTGATGGTACTGACAGTGCATCCGTTACTCTTAATGCAAATGGTATCATGAGTGTAACTTTTGAAACCGCTAACAAATGTTACGTTGCAGGAGATATTACGTGACAATAAAAGGAACCTTAATAAATGCTGTGGCAGGAACCCTACCTAGAGCTACAGCACCTACCTATGCTGGAAATACTTTTACTTTAACGGTTGGTCAAGATGACCCAAAAACTCCTACTCTTTTTGGATATAGTCGATCTAATGCTTTTGGTTCTATATCTCCAACTACGCAGTTTCTAGACATATATGGAACAGATACACATCAAGTAGATAGCTTATTTAAGAGTACTACTAGTAATACCTTAACTTTTGCAATTAGTGGTACAGCAACAGTAACAAATAGTGTATGGACCTCAATAACTGTTCCTATAAGTGGTACTACAACTACATTAAATAGGGCAGATGCCTCTTATACAAATGTAGGAGGTACTGGAGGCCAGTGGATTTGGTCATCCTTTACTTCTACATTAGCAAATGGAACCGTAACTTTAGCTTAGGACTAATTATGACTTTTATAATTAATAAAATTAATACCAGGGAAGAGTTAGATACTCTAGTAAATATTGAGCACTTATTTGAACAAAGTGAATCTTACATTGATGAGCATGCTCAATTACCCCCGCATATTCTTAGTAGAGAAGAAAAGTTTTCTTATGTAAAAAATATTTTTGCAGACTGCTGTGCTCGTGAAAAGTGGTTTATTTATCACGTTAAACAATCTGACACGGATTTACTGCTTATGTTAGCAAGGGTACTAGATAGTACTACATGGCAGTATGAATTTAGTCTTCTTAGTCCAAATAAAGCAGGGTCAAGATCGTGGATATATGAGAAAGAGTTTACAGATAAAATGAATGCTTTTAGAGACTCTTATGGAATTATAAATATTGCTGTTAGAGACTGGAAAACTGGAACTTCTAAAAACTACTTTAAAAAACAATTCAAGATGGATTTAGAGGTAGATAAAAAATCTGAAGACACTTTGACTCAAACCCACTCGAAAAAGATTAAATAAAAACCCGGAACTTACGTTCCGGGCCAGTTAAACTCTTGTATATTTCCATTAAATCCTTGATAGTTATATCCAGGAGGAAACCAAGGTGATAGCTTTTCTATATCACCATAATCATAATGTAAAGCCGGCAGCGTAAAGTTGTCGGCTTTTGCTATTACAGATATATTATATCCATATTGCTTGATACTACAGTCGGTACAATTATATCCTGCTAGAATAAGATTGTACATTACTAGTCCTGCGTTCCAAAGCGTAACATGGCCGCCGACAATATCATGTTTTAGTGGTGGAACAGTAATACAAATAAGACCACCAGGCTCTTGCAAAGATCGACACTTTTGTAGGAAAGCATTTACATTTAGCTGGTGCTCCAAGACATGCGATGCCCAGATAAGATCAAAGCTATGACCAAAGCCTGCATACATAAAGTCACCCTCAACAAGATTAGGGGCACCTTTATCTACAATATCGCTAGACGTTACACCTTTACCCCAGGAAGCAAAAATATGTCCAGCAGCACCAGTACCAGCACCTACGTCTAATACTGTAGTAAATTCTCTTGCTTTTAGAGCATTTATTGCTTCGTTTCCGAACATAACTCTTCCAATCTATTAAAGGTACTAGCATAATTATGACACTGGTATTTTGTACAATACCAAGTTAACCATTCATCTGCTTTTTGCGGATTCCACCAAGAAGTGTCATCAATATAACTTTGTAGCATATTAAGATGTCTAAGGTCTTTGGTAATCCAATGATATTCTGGTAATCCGTAGCTAATCATAGGAATCTTGTGCATTAAACATTCTATTCCTGCTGTAGTATTTTCTACAATAGCTATATTTGTTTTTGGTAAAATATCATGAAGACTTTCTTGATCTTCATAAATTGTTACACCTTCAGTTCTCCACTGTAATAACATTCTATTAAAGTCAGGCCATTTGCCTGCTTTAGTAATAACAGGCTTAAAAGTAGGATGAAGTTTTAATACTACAGTATTTCTATCTTTGAGATAATTTACTATAGACTGTAGTTTAAGCCAATGATTACCAAAACTAAAGCCATTAACTGTTTCATCTCCAGGCATCTGACCTATTACTAAGATATGGTCTTCTGGCAAATCTACTGTTGCACAGTCAAAAATAACTTCTCCAGTAACTGTCCATTTATGTTCTCTTTTTGCTAGTAAGCTATTTACAACACTATTAAAGAAGGCTTTAGTTTTTATACCTTCAAAGTTTGGCTTCTCATATGCAATCGAGGAGGAACAAGCATAGCCAAGAGGGTCAATAGTAAAGTAATTTGAGGCAGGAGCAGTTGGCTTAATAAAAAAAGTTTTTGTTCCTGTAGGCAGCCTATCTTTCTTTACTTGGTCAAGGTAGGTGTGGTTGTACACATATATAGCCTCATCACTATGATCAAAACCAACTTCAGCAAACTCAGGTACTTCTTCTAACTGTAACTCTGGATCAAGATGAACAGTGTATCCTAGCTCTCTAAATGCTTTTATAACGTGGTTATAGGCATCAGACCACTGCAAGGTTAGCTTATTGTATCTTTTTCCGTATAAATTAACTACCTTCATTATACCACCCACTAATTGCAATACGAGGGTAAGGAACATACTGACTTACTTCGCTAACAAAGTGAGGTATTCCTGCCCCGTTTTTTAATCCTAACAATACAAAACTATTATATACTGGAGGTATAGCTTTTATCTCATTATCTATTTTTATGTGTAGCATACCACCATACTCAGGTTTCCAACCAGCGGTTAAGTTTAGTATAAAAGCTACACCACGATTTGCGTCTGTGTGCATACTTAGGAAATCTCCTGACTCATATACACTAACAAAAGACTCAAAAAGCTGAGGATTTTTTAGTCCTGTTTCTTGTGAAATAAACTGTTTAAAATCCTCAGATTCTAGTGTATTTTTTCTAAACTCACATTCTACACAGTTACAAGTTTCTGTATGTTTTGTACTTCTTTTAAACTTATAAGTAAACGACCCTGCAAGAAAGCTATCCACTATGTTAGGCTGTGCCTCCCGTAGTCTTTGTCTTTCTCGCAGGGTGTTCTTATAGTATCGTGCAGTATCTAACTTTTCGTGTGCAACTGCATACGACCACCAATGCTCAGGTATTTCCATAAGGCCAGTGCTTAATTCGTATGCTTCTTTGGCTGCTAAAAAATTATTAAATACTTTTATCATTAGAAAATGTCGTCCCAGTTTCCGGTTGTCGCTGCTTTAGCATATTCTGTAGGTCTATTCTCAAAGAAGTTGGTATGTTCAACTGCGTTAATCATAGCATCAATCCAAGGTAGTGGATTTTTTTCTGCCTTGAAAATATTTTTAAGACCTAACTGATTTAGCCTGCGACCTGCAATATATCGAATATATTCTTTAACTTCTTCTGGTCGGAGATTCTCTAGTTCACCACCCTCAAAACAAAGGTCGATGAAAGCATCTTCTAGCTGTACAATTCTCTCAGCAATCGAGTAAAGCTGAGACTTAAGTGTGTCCGTCCAAAGACTTGGATTTTCTTCAATATAGGTACGGAACATCTGAGTCATTCCTTCAACGTGCAGGTTCTCGTCTCGGATAGACCAAGATACAATCTGTCCCATATTTTTCATCTTACCGTGCCTTGGAAAGTTTAGCAAGATTGCAAAAGAAGAAAATAGCTGCACACCTTCTGTAAAGCCACTATATACTGCCAGAGACTTAGCAATGTCAGCAGGTGTATCCATAGTAAAGTTTTCTAGATACTCATGTTTATCTGCCATTGCTTTATACTTACTGAACATCTTGTATTCATCATCAGATAGACCAAGTGTCTCAATAAGAAGAGAGTACGCTTCAATATGCGTAGCCTCCATACTAGCAAATGCTGCCATCATCATGCGAAGCTCTGGCGCTTTAAATGTTGGCAAATAGTGCTGGCAATAACCACCAGCAACATCTACATCTGCTTGTGTAAAGAATCTAAAAATCTGTGTAATTAGCTTTTTAGTATATGGATCAAACTCATTGTAGTCTGAAATATCTTCTGCGAGTGGCACCTCTTCGGGATGCCACTCCATTTTCTTTTGGGCTTTGTAGTGTTCAAACGCCCAAGGGTATTCAAAAGGTTTATAGTAGTCTCTCGTTTCTGTTAGCATTTTATCCCTCACATGCTAGGCACTCTTCTTCATTCTCGCTGAAGTTGAAGTTATAGCGCTCTGTTTTCTTAGAAAGATCGTCTGATCGTTTGAAGGCTTCGGAGCGCAAGTAATATAGTGTTTTAACACCTTCTTTCCATGCAAGCATATGAACTTCATGAAGCTCTTTTTTGCCTACGTCGGCTGGAAAGAATAAGTTTACAGATTGTGACTGGCAGATATATGGCTGTCTATCTGCTGCATGAACTACTACCCACTCTTGCCCAATTTCAATAGCCGTCTTAAAGACATCCTTAATATGGTCAGGCAGGTCAAGATGAGAAATACTTCCTCGATTAGAAACTATACTAGCCCACACTTCATCAGTGTTCATTTTATATACATCCAAAACTTTTTCAAGATGAGGATTTCGGAAGGTATGGGTGCCGGTCAAAGTTTTTTGATTAAACGTATTTGCCCGATACGGTTCGATTCCCGGAGACGTATTTCCGCAGATAATGCTGCTAGAAGCGTTCGGAGCGATTGCCAATAGGTGTGCATTACGAACCTGGTCGTGACCCTTGGCATCTGGACATGGTCCTCTTTCCTCGGCAAGAATTTTTGTTTCTTGCAACGCTGCACGTTTGATGTGCTTAAAGATTGCCTTATTTACAGTTCTAGCAACATCACTTTGAAAAGCAATTCCTTTTGACTGTAAGTAGGCGTGGAATCCCATTGCTCCGAGTCCGATGGATCTTTCACGATGGGCGGAATAGACTGCTTTATATAGCTGGTCTGGAGCTGTTTTAATAAATACATCCAAGGTATTATCAAGCATCCTAATAAGATCAGGAATAAATTGTTCATTGTTTTTCCATTCGTCAAACTTTTCCAGATTGACCGAGGATAGACAACATACTGCTGTTCTGTCGGTATCTGTGGGGAGTGTAATCTCAGAACAAAGGTTTGACTGAGATACTGTAAGACCTAACCTGCGTTGATAATCGGGAAGATGGTCGTTTACAGTATCTCCCCACATAATATATGGTTCACCCGTCTCATGACGGTTTTGGATAATTTTAATCCACAGTGCCTTAGCCGACACCGTTTTAGTAACCTCATTTGTGTGAGGATCAATTAGCTGCCAAGAGTCATCGTAGGTTTTATCTACGGTGGCTTTTTCAATGATACGCATAAACTTATCAGAGATAACGATGCCGTGATGTATATTTACGCATTTACGGTTAGCATCTCCAGTTGGTTTACGAATATCAAGGAACTCTTCAATTTCAGGATGGCTAATGTCTAGGTAGGCTGCATTAGACCCACGACGAGTTACACCCTGCGAAAAAGCAAGCATCATACTGTCACTTACTTTTACAAAAGGTACAACACCTGTAGACTCAGAGCCTCTAGATGTTTTTGTACCTTTAGACCTTACTGCACCCCAGTAAGTACCAATGCCTCCACCTACACTAGAAAGAAAAGCATCTTCGGTAAAGATCTCTGTAATACCTTCACGACTATCATCAACATAGTTTAGAAAGCAAGAGATAGGCAGACCCCGACTAGTGCCGCCGTTGGAAAGTAGAGGAGTAGCAAACATAAACCACTGCTGAGAAGCATAGTCATAAATGCGTTGAGCATGAGCCTCATCGTCAGCAAAAGCCTTAGCAGCCCTAGCATACGCATCTTGTGGGCTTCTTTCTTCTGGTAGCATATAGCGATCCCGAAGTGTCTGCTTTGCAAACTCTCCAATTAGTGCATCTCTGTTATAATCAATTTTCATTATCTGTCCTTAAATAACTCTACCGTATATCTTGGCCAAGTCATCTTGAAGCATTTCTAGCTTATCCCCTATCGCTTCTTCGCAAAATGATCTTAGGTCCATCAACTGATATGACAGCAGCATCTGATCCTTAGACTCGTTCAATGCTTGAATATACTTTGCATTTCCGGGCAATGGTAAGTTACCGATGAGATCGAATACAGAGCCATACTCTTCTAGTAGACCTACTGCACGTTTGGGGCCAACCCCATCTACACCGGGAACATCATCACCCTTATCCCCCATCAAAGTTTTCAAGTCAATATACTGTTCAATCTCTACTGGGTGGTCCCAGTTATCATATGTTGTTTCTTTCCGTGTTACTGTAGAAAAGCGAGAAACGTCTTCTTCGATAAGCAAGTCCCAGTCTTTATCGCTAGAGATCATCCATATCTCGTTGATATCGAGAGCATACTTATTTTCTACAATGTAAGCAGCAATATCATCTGCTTCTACACCTTGGTATCGCAAGATAGGAAACTCGCAGTTATCAAGGGTCTGCTGATAGTATTCAAAGAAACGTTCTGAATCACGCTTCTCTTCTTCTGTAGCATTTTCATGACGCCTGCGACGAGTCATCTTATAGCCTGGATGGAGGCTCCTACGCCATGAGGAACCTCCATCAGCCAGTATAACTATCTGTCCACAATCATACGAATTAGCCAGAGACTTTACCGTGGAGATAAAGTCTGTTGGCATATCAAAGTCATTACCTGTATGCTTCCACCTAAACGCTAGGTTTAGGCTGTCTACTAGGAGGGTCTTTTTTGGGTCCCGTGGTGATAGTGGCTTCAACGGTCTTGACATAGTTTTTCCATTCTTCTTTTAACCATTCATCTGCAAGCATAGTGTAGCACGAAAGCTGATTGATGTAAAGATATTTTTTAAGTTTTGTTGGCTTAATTTTCACAGCGACAAACCACTTACTCCTATCGTACTTGTAAAAAAGCATAGGCTCTGCCTTAGCTCCTTTAGACTGGTGTTCAATTTTTGTCCACCACTTTACTAGGTTGTTTGTGGCTGCTGTAAGAATTTTATCGTTTAGTGCGCTATCTTTGTAGTGTTTTACTTCAACAAGAATTTTGTTTACTTGATTGGGAAGGAATAGGTCTCCCTTTGCCCACTCTAGGGCACCGGAAGAAGGAGTACGTTCCCAAGGCAGATCAGTATGCTCTCTTAGCATATCCCTTACTGCATATTCTGCCCGCAATCCTTTTGTTCTAGTATTAACCATAATTTAACCTTGATATGCCATCTTGTTTAGTTATGAGTACCTTTGCGAGCAAAGGGTGACTCCAACCATGTGATACTAGAAATGTATTCAACCCTTCCTCCTTGAGTAGTACTTCAATAAGACAGTCTCTTCCATGCTCAGCTAAAACATTTATTGCTTCATCCAAGAACAGAATGTTAATTTGAGTCTTGCTAATAGAGTTCATCATCTTTCTAATAGCAAGAAGTGTAGCTACATTCACCATAGCAAGTTCCCCACTAGACAGTGCAGAGATATCAATGTCTTCTCCGTTATCTGTTAGTACGACATTTAGCTTATCTGCAACAATAGTGAACAGAAGGGTGAATCTTCCATCCGAGAGATCAGCCAAATACATGTTTGTTAGCTCTTCAATATCCTTAACTAAGTTTTCTAGCTTATGTGCGACCAGACCATTAGTTGAAAATGCTTTCTTAAGCGTTTCTGCGATCGAAAGAGTCTCCGTAGCCTCACGTAAAATGTTCTTATATTTTGTCAGTTCGGCGCTATGCTCTGCAAGTTGTTCTGAAATTACTGCAATTCTTGAATTATGCGCGGTAATTTCATTATTTTGCCTAAGAACAATGTCATAACGAGCTTTTAGTGCTGCTGTTCGTTGTTCTATGCGGTCAATTTGTGCTGTAAGGTCGTCAATATTTTCTAGTGTCGATTGTAGTGAGTCATCAATTTGAACATAAATACTTTCCCACTCTGATTTTTGCTTTTTATGGTGGTCTATAAGAGAGTTTTTCTCTCTAATTCGCTTAATTTCTGCCTGTAAAGCTGCAATTTTAGCTTCTGCAGTTTCTACAGACTCTTCTTCATCTTGTATAAGCTGTTTTGTCTCAGATTCATCAATTTTTTGAAAACAGGTAGGACAATTATTGCCTAATTTTGCCATTTTATTGATTAAAGCAGTACTAGAGTTAACTATAGCTGTCTGTTCACCAACTTTTAGAGTAAGGTCTCTAGTGTCTTCTTTTTCTTGAGCAATAATAGCATCATCATACTCAATTTGTTGTATTAATTCTTTAAATTTATTATTAGTATTAATTTTTCGATTGATTTCTTTAATTCTAGTAACTTTATCCCTAAGTGCCCATACCTCATCTTCATCTTTAGGCTCTTCGGGCTGTTCTAGTAGTGGCTTTTCTTCGGGTATATCTTTATTTTTATTAATCCACTTTTGAATAGAGTCAATATTCCCGTGTATCCTAGTAACTTTAGTGTTTAACTCTTTAGTTAATTCTTTAAAGATATTATGATACTTGTCATACTCATCCAAGCCAAACAAGTCAATCAAAAACTTCTTTCTATTAGCATCTGTAGCTGTTAGAAAAGACAGTCCGTCAGTAACACTTTGATACATTAGCTGAACAAAAACTTTATAGTCAATACCTAAGATTTTTTCTATAGTTTTAAACGTTTCTGTAGCCGTATGAGATGAAATGTCTACTCCATCTTCTAGTAAGTTTACTTTTAGATTGCCTCGCCGCTTAATTTTAATTATATATTGTTTGTCGTTATATGAAAACTGCAAGTCTATCCAGTATTGTTTTACGTCATTTACTCGATTAGGTATGTTAGCTTTCTTAATGCCTTTTGAATTTTTATTGTATAGTGCTTCTTGTATAATTAAGGAGATAGAAGATTTGCCTGCTCCATTATCTCCAATTAGCTGTGTGATTGTATTTTCGTTTAGCTTTAGCTCATTTTCTTTACCATAGCTAAAGCAATCACCCCAGTTAACTTGTTCTAGAATAAGCATTAAATACCTCCATAGTAGCGTCTAGTGCATCATCTGTTACATTTAGTACTTCCTGTAGGTAGGTAGCAAGTTCTTCTTCAATAGTCTTGTCTGTCAAGTTAATCGACACTTCTGTGTTTCTCTTAACAATCTTCTTATCTAGTAGTTCTGTGTTTGCAATAGTACTAAGTTTTTGTAGGTCGCCTTCAATCTCATAAATTGTATGATCGTACTCGGTTGGGATCATCTCTTCTGCCGTTAATACGGTCTTACGAATAAGTTGTGGCAGCTTAAACTTATGCCACGTCCACTGCGTTAGATCATCACTGTCAATAAGCAGATAACCTGTATCTACAGAAGAACGATGAAAGCTGGTAGTCATTGGACTTCCTGGATACACAATATTTCTTTGCGTATTGGAATGACTGTGTAAATCACCAGCATAAACCACAGGAAACACTTCTAGTCTTTCTAGGTCTACTTCTGGTTTTACATGAGGAGGTATTTCTCCCCTTACGTGGGTAAATAGAGGCTTGTGTGGTTCACATCTTTCTATTTCACCTTTTTTATGCAAGTCTGCATATGGTAGTATTGTAAAGTCTGTATACTCGGTTGTCTTTGTTACAATCTCTACAAATGGATTTAGGTTTTCTGAAACAGTAGTAAGATAGTCAAAAAATGTCTGACCCTTTTTAGTTGCTTCATGATTACCGTCAAAAATTATAGTTGGCACCTTAACGCTTTTTAGAAACTTAAAGTAAACAGCTAGTTCTGTAAGAGTAGGTAGTCTATCAAAAACATCTCCACCTACAATGTGCATATCGCACTCTATGTTCGAAAGCTGGTCTAGAAACATATCATACCTATTTTGTGCCCACTGCACAGGTACGTTTTTCTGTCCTAGTTTAATGTGCCAATCTGCCGTAAATAGTATCATTGGCCCTCCAATAGTAGGAGGGGGTGGAACGAATCCACCCCCTTAATTACTTAGCGGAAATCAGCAGGAATCTCGTCATCAATATCTTCCGAGGCTCCAGACCCGCTGCGAAGTTCATCAAGGTACTTCTTAATATCATCAGCAGCAGGACGGCGAAGAATGTCATCAATAGCTGCGCTGGCATTTACCACCTCCAGCTCATCTTCATTCAACGCACGATTTTTGCAACGAAGCTGCTTTACATTGTATTCTACGTTGTAAACTTTAGGTCCAGTCTTATCACGATTGAAGACAATGTCCCATCCTTTTTCTGCGTCGGAAGGATCACCCAGGTCTTCAACCATATCTACGATTGTACCAAACAGCTTGCGCTTGTGGTTAAAAATGCGAACAACTTTGTCGTCCGTCTTTGTATCCAGACACAGGCTTGCGTATGCCCACTCTGGAGTAAGGTCTGGGAAGTATTCTTTTACCCAGTCTTTTTCTTGGTTGTCAAATGTTTCGGTCTCACGATTAAATGCAAGACACTCTACTGGAGACTTTACGCCGTCTTTATTAGGAACCCAGTAGATGTAACGGGCAAGAACACCGCCAAAGATGCGTACTTTATTTTCTCCGGGAACCATCTTGTAGCTTGGAGTTTTGTCACGCTTTGGTGCTTCGCCTTTTACTTGGTTAAATGATAGTGCCATTTTAGCTTTCCTTATTCAAATGCAAAATAGATTTGGTTGTTTTTTACTGTTAGTAGCTCGTTGTCTGTAGGTATAAATGGTGCCAGCCTACAGTCTAGCGTTCTTTTTCTGCTATAAAGATACTCTGCGTATGATCTTCTAGCAGCTAGTGTAATATACTCTACAATCTTAAAGTTTGATAAGCCTCTTTCTTGTAGTAATAATTCTGGATGTAACAAGAAGGAATCGCCATCAAACTGCATATCATAGAACTTATTTAGACTTCTTTGTTTTTTCGAGGGTAATACATATGGCCAAGTAATGGAAGAGATAATTAATATTATGTCTTTCTTACTTTTAGCACGTCTTTTTACTTTTGCCCAGTCGAATAGAATCATATATTACCACACCTTGTTCTATAAGTCAAGAAAAATTTTTTATTAGGGTTGACATGTATCATAAGCTGTCCTATACTGGGAAGCTAACTCCCTACAAACTTGTCTAAACTCAGAACCGTGGGGACGAATACTAGTCCCATATTTTTCCCAAGCATACAGATGAGCAAGCTCATGTACTAGGGTGCTTTGTTGCCTAAAGTCACTTAGACTGTTATTAATATAGATAACTTTGTCTCCGCCTTCATAGATGATGGCTCTTCCTAATGTGTAGCCACCTCTAATTGCTTCGTGCCTCCCTGACACATAGAAAACTTCAACATCTTCTGGAATATCTACTATACTAGTTGGGGTCATACTAGACCAGAACAGCGCTAGAGCTGTTAAGGTAAAAAATTTATAGATCATTGATTTTGTAGCCCTGTTTCATGTAGTAGGCTTTTCTCATCTGAGCCTGCTTTGAAACAGTTCTGCCTTTGAGTAAAAGGTCTACTACAACAGGGTCCTGTTTATTCTCTGCCTTTCTAATAACCCGACCAACTAGTTGTTCCAGCAGAGGTTCATTGTTGAGAGGGGTACTTAGAATAAGGCAACTTAAGTCATTGATAGATATACCTTCGGAGAAGATGTTTGTACTCCCATAGAGTACTTTAGCTTTGCCATCTCGTAGTTTATCTATCTCTCGGTTTCTATCTTTAGTGCTACCTACCACGCAAATGCTTTTTGGGGTAAGTTCTGCACATCTTTCTAGAAGTCGGGTTCTAGCTCCGACAACTAAGACTTTATGCCCTTTCGATGCATATGATGCCGCGATTACTGCAACTGCTTTTTGATATTCTGAACTATACGCAAGCTCATTTACCTTTTCTGCCCATGTCTGAACACCGTCAGCCACTAGAAAAGGTAAAGCTATTCTATGCACTGTTGGCACCATAAAGTTTTCTCGTGGTGGAGTAAACTTAGTGGTACCAAAGTAATCTTGGAACAACACATGCAGCCCGTCTTTTCTAGCATTAGAGGCAGATAGACCTATCTTATATGTAGCATCTATACTATCTAGAATATTAGAAAAAGACTTTGCTGGGATATGATGACACTCATCTACCATAACCGTACCAAATAACTTATTATAGCTAGTTTTATGCTTTCTAGCTAAAGTTTGTATATTGGCAATAGTAATGGGCTGAGAAGTATCGAAAGAACCGGAACCCACAATAGAAGGTTTAAACCCATATACTTTTTCTACTTCTTTAGCCCATTGATCTCTAAGAGCTAGAGTGTGTACGATAATTAGTGTTTTTTGTCCCAACTTACCCGCAATAGCCAGCCCTGTAAATGTTTTACCCCATGAAGTCCAAGCGTTGATAAAGCAATCTGAATTTACTTTATCATAGACTTCTTTTTGTGCCGGTCTAAGATCATACTTAAACTTCGGAAACTCAACAGGAACCTTATTACGCCGATCTTCTATTTCATAGTATGGCGGTATAAGATCTACCCTCCCACTGGGTATTGCTAGTAAATTTTCGTTAATTATTCTTACATTGCTTATAATTTTTGGAGGTAGCTCTGGTCTATAACTAGGGATCTTATAAGTAAGTGCTTCAAGCATTTCTTTCTGCACTTCTGGACTGTTGTCCAAGTAAATCCTATTAGTTATAATTGCTTTAGTCATAAAGTTCTTGCTTTACTGTTAGATACTCTTTAACAATACCGCTTCTAACGATATGCTTTACCTCAAACTCAACCAAATCAAAATAATTTGGCATACTTCTTAGTATGTGTAAGAATCTGTCTAGGCCGGAACCTTTTAAGTCAGACTGTTTTGCGTCGCCACAAAAGCTAATCTTACAGTTTTCTCCTAGCCTAGTGATGATGGAGTCCAGTTCATGAAATGTCATATTTTGAAACTCATCAACAATAATATGACAGTCTTCTAGCGTGATACCACGCAGGTAAGATGATGTCATAAATTCTACTTGTTTATGCTTGTTCTTGAAAAGTCTGTATGCCTGATTGTTGTCATAAAGGAACGTAAAGATTTCTTCGTAAGGCATTTCATATACCTTTACTTTTTCATCTAGTGATCCTGGCAAGAATCCGACTTCTCTTGTTGGAACCGCACTTCTGACAATAATTAGCTTATCTACTTCATCCAGTTCTATGGCTCGCATTGCCTTATAAACTGCAAGAAGGGATTTTCCAGTACCAGCGGCACCATAGATAACCATATTCTTGTCACTTTTTAATACTCTACCTTGTGCAGCGTTTAGAGGCTTCAGCCTCATTAAGTCTAACTTTTGTTTTTGAGACATTACACTTTCTTTACTGTGCTGGTACAGTCTTCTTTAAGTATATTGTAGAGTTTCCAAGGATAGCCTTTATAGTAGAGCATTTGTGCATAACTACCTGTAGGTGGCCTGGCTACTTCTACTGGAAAGTTAACTCCGTCCAGTAAGAGAATCGAGTATGTACCTCTATAGACGACTTCTTCGATTCTGTGGCAAACTAGTTTTTCTAGTCGTGTCTTTCTATACTTAATTATTTTTCCGTACTTATCAATGTACCAGCCTATTGAAGACTTACTATCTTTGACCAATTCCACAATATTAAATCTTACTAGCTTTAATTTGAAGAGTTTTTGTGGTGTTAGCAGTCTTCTACCCCCAAGGGTTTTGTGATTTACGTTACGGTCATCAATAACTTTCCCGTTTACAGTTACGATACCGTCTATTGCTAGAGGTTCTGCTTGTAACTTGTAAACGGGAAAGTCTATAACCTTGGAGTTATCAATCGTACTATAGGTATAATTTTTCGAACTTTCCAAAAGAATAGTCATCGCCTACCTCAAAATCGGTACCAATCGGACAAGCTGGAATGGTTAGACCACGATCAGCTTGAACAAATTGCTTGAGAGCGGTATTGTACTGCTCTACTTGATCCTCTTTTACTTCTGCCAAGATCGAGTCATGTACTAGGGCAAATATCTTTGCGTCTAGTTTTTCACGCTCGATATAGTTTTGCATATCAATAGCACCTAGCAGATTAATGTCTGAGGAAGGAGACTGAATCAAAAAATTAATACCAGAACGAACTTCATGCGCGACAACTCCTTGATTATCGCTAGTAATATTGCGAAGGCGGCGCTTACGACCAAAATGACTATAAACAAAGCCATTATTGAGAATAAGCTCTTCAGACTTCTTAAGCCAAGACTTTAAGCTACGGAAGGTTCCAAAGTATTCATCAATAACACGTTGGGCTTCCGACTTGGAAAAGTAACTCCCGGAATCTTTAGTAACCTGGGCGGAAATCTTGTTTGCGCCTGCACCATACAAGATTCCAAAAGTTACAGCCTTAGCGGCCTGTCTGCGATCTCCATAGTATTCTGCAACGTCTTCGATCGCACACGGAAGATTAAAGACTTTCTTAGCAATAGAGCTGTGAAAGTTGCCGCCTTCCTGAAACACTGCCATAAGTTCTTTATCCTTAGATAGGATCGCTGCAATATAAACTTCGGCAGTGGTAAGGTCCATAGAAACAATCTTGTAACCATCTCGTGCTTTAATACAACCCTTAACAGCAGGATTATCTCTAGGCAACTGTTGCATGTTTAGTTTACCACTAGAGGAGAGTCTACCCGACGTGGTACCATGCAGGTTAAAGTTTGTTCTAAGGCGTCCATCCCGGTTAAGCTGTGGTATAATCTTGTCAAGGTAAGTATTCTTAATTTTAGAATCTTTACGAATGTTCAAGATCAGCTTAGGGATTTCGTGTTGTTCTGCTAGAATTTCCAGCACTTCGGCATTGGTTGAGTCAGCACCAGTACCTGTCTTGATACCTGTAGGCTGCAAGCCCACGTAATCAAACAGCAGCTTACGAAGCTGTTGTACTGACCCAGGATTGAAAGGCTGTGCTTGATCGAGTTCAAACTCTTCTACCTTATCAAAACTGCGAAGTTGTTGCGAGTTAGCCTCAAGCTGGCTTTCCATAGTGCTTTGAGCAATACGCAAACGCTCCTCATCAAAAGGAACACCATTGTCTTGTATCTTGCCTAGGAATCGCATACCTGGAATAAGAATCTTGTCATAGAGGTCTTTTAACCGAGGATTCTTATCTACTGCACGTCGAAACTTATTATAAAGGATAAATGTCACACAAGCGTCGATAGCAGCATA